ATCATGAATAACACAACAGCAAGTGACGTACAAGCAACAACCCCCGCAGTAGAGAATGTAACATTTGTAGACGGTAAGCGTATCGAGGACTATTCTGATGAGGCTGCATTAAACACTATTGTCAAGGCACAAGCTAAGATTGATAAGCTTACTGCTATGGAACTACCTAGCCGTAAGGTACAGCGTATGATTAACGAACTAGAACAAGCTATTAGTCTTCTAGTTGAACACTTAGACCGTGAAGAAGATGCTTAAGGTTAGAAAGGCATTGTCTATTCAGGCTTGGGATGTATTCTATAACGATACATTCCTTGTTAGGTTTGATCTTAAGAGACAAGCTATTGAAGAAAGGAATAGACTATTAAAGATATTGTCTTAACGTTTCACTTCGTTCAACAACTACTACTTATTTGACTTTTCTATTTACTTTTATATTTATACTTATTTACTTTTCTAGTATTTTCTAAGGAATAATAAATATTATACTTATAATTGACAATATTTTTAGGTCAAATACTACAAATTAATTATTAAATAGGTGAAATAATGCGTAATAAGAAAGTAAAAGCCCTTCGTCGTATCGTTAAACAGTCTTATGGAGAGGACTTGCCTAATGCTATCATGCCTCGTTACAAGAACCATTCTGTTCCTTCTACTCGTATAGGTGGTAAGCGTAAGCTTCCTGCTCCTGGGGTAGATATGGGTAGGGTTGTAGTACGGTTAGAGGATTGTGTTAAACTACGTGTTAAACGTTATAAGCAGGCTGTTAAGAGGTTTGGCGTATGATCGGCATTTTAAAGTTATTTGAGGTTTCGTTGGTAGTGTTTTTTACACCATCACTTTGGTTTAGAAACTACAGAACGAACAAAGAGCTTTCTAAAAACTTATTCGCACTAATAGAAGATGGAAATAGGTTTGAGCGAATAAGTGAACACATATGCAGACTGGGCCCTCTTGTTGTTTGGACATCAAGCCACCCATACGCAAGCTTCACAGTAAGCGGCGTGCCAGGAATGCCCTCAAGAATTGATATTATTTACCTTGAGAGAATACTAACCAATCACTTAACTGAAAGCAAAATTCAGTCAACCCAGAGGTGATGTATGAGCTTTGAAGAGGCAACATTCTACGCTGTATGTTTTCTTATCGGAATGGCCATTGCTACACATTAGTATAACATACCCCTAGGAGGCTCTAGATTGCCTTCTGAGGGGTTTTCTACTTAAACTACACCTAACATACCAGGTACTACTAAAGAGGCTTAGAAATGAATAAGAGGACAATTAAGAGAGCTAAGGCTCTTAGAAGGGAATTGAAGAGACTACAGAATGAGAAGATAAAGCACGATGCAGAGTATTCTTTGTGTACCTTTGGAGGGGTATTTCCTAGAGATGAGTATGAGTATGAGGTAGATGTTGTTTGCCATGCTGCGATTAAAAGATACCAAAAGGCCAAGGCAATTGTAACACTGGTTGATAACCATAAGATTAAGAGGGATAGGCTAAAGAAGGGATACACAATCCCCTTCTATCGTTGGTTGTTAAATGAAAGCCCTTATGCAGATGTGTTTATAACTAAGAACCCTCGTACAGCTATCAACCTAGGTATTATATGTAGAACAGATGTACCTTCTAACCTCCTATTAGGAGCTTTAACAGCTACCAGGTATGGGTGGGAGCGAGATAGGGGGGGTAGTAGGTGGATGCAAGTATGGGGAGGTTTACGTAAGAGAGGCGTAAGAGAGAGCTTAGCTTTTGTCTTATGTCATCATGCTTGTCTGTACAATGAGGAACTGTCTTGGGGTGCAGGTAGAGATCACCACTCCTGTATCTCTCTTGAAGATATGACTGTAGAAGGATTAAAAGCATTTGTTAAAAGCGACCTCACTAATGCTGTCTTATTCGATCCTATAAAATACAGACGCAGTGCTCTAGGAGTCTTTGACACTTGGAAGATAAGAGACAGCCTTCCCTTAGAAGAGGTCTTGAAGGAGGCTGCTAAGAGTTTTGGAGAGTCTTTACGTGGACGTAAGGGACTACTAGGTATTAACAAGAACCATAAGTTTAAGTTTGAACAAGGCTTAGACGTTATGGCTAACTGGGCTAAATGTTATTCATCGGAGCAAGGACTATGAAGGTATTTGTAGAAAGATTTGCTAAAGAGTATGAGAGGATGTTCTCAGATAGAGGGCATACAGTAGTAGAAACTATTGAAGAGGCTGATGTTATACAGTTCATAGGGGGTGCTGATGTCACTCCTCAGTTGTATGGAGAACAGTCCCACCCTCGTACAGGACATGACCCTCAAGCTGACCTACATAGCGAGCTATTGTACAAGAAAGCTATCATGCTTCAGAAGCCTTGTATCGGCATCTGTCGTGGTGCTCAGTACTTGAATGTAGTCAATGGCGGTAAGATGTACCAGGATGTAGATGGTCATGCTAAGTATGGTACTCACATCATGTATGAGGACTGGACTAAGCGAGAGATAGCTGTCTCTTCTACTCACCACCAGATGATGAGACCTGCTGAAGAAGGGCAAGTGATATGTTGGGCTGATGAAGCCACCTACAAGGAAAATGTAGGAGAGGATGGGGAGGTTGTTAGATATACTGGTGACGATAGAGATGTAGAGGTGGTGTTCTATGAGGAAGCTCAGGATTTATGCTTCCAGCCTCATCCTGAGATGATGGATAGGAACCATGAATGCCAGGAATACTATTTTGAATTGTTAGAAAGACTGTTGGGGTTGACATGAGAGATACAACCTACGACTATCTTTATGTACGGGTAGAGTACCCAAGAGAGCGAGGTTACCGTATGGAGAAGAAACCTCTGCCCCCTTGGATGCATGTTGTTATTACGGAAGAAGGGGATAGTAAATCTCTAACAGTCTATTCTAGGATACATAAGAATAAAGAAGTCAAGCTAGGCCCTTCCTATTCTTCTAAGTTTAGCGATAGAGATATATTAATAGATCTTTCTGGGAAAATATCCCATAGGTTTTTATAGGAAAAGAAATATGACTACTATAATTAGACGACGTAAGCTAGGTATGTCTAGCTGTAAAGGAATAGCTGCCTTCAGTAAGACAGGCATAGGCTGGATTAGAAGCGATAAGAGGCTTCCTGAAGACGACCTATACATACGCTGGGGGTGTACAGCTAACGTCCCTACAAACAACGTTTTAAACACTGCTGAGGCTATTCATAGGGTTAATGATAAGAAAGCTTTCAGGATGCTTCTGAATGAACACGAACTATGTCCTTATACCTTCGACTTAGGAGAAGGCTATAGGAATTTAGCAGTTGCTACTTTCCCTGCTGTTATTCGTCCTAAGAAACATGCACAAGGGAAACATACCTACCTTGTTGAAGACTGGGATGAATATGGAAAAGCTCTTGTCCTTTGTCAGGACGGATACGGGTCTGAATACATCAAGAAAGTAAGTGAATACCGTATCTTCGTAGTACAAGGACGAGTAGCCTGTGTAGCTCAGAAGACACCAGACAACCCAGATGCTATAGCTTGGAACGTAGCTAAGGGAGGACGATTTGATAATGTACGCTTTGATGACTGGCCTCTGAGAGCCTGTAAAACAGCCATAGAAGCCTTTATGTTATCAGGCTTAGACTTTGGTGGTGTAGATGTAATGCTTGATGCTGAGGGTAAGCCATACGTCTTAGAAATCAATTCAGCTCCTAGCTTGACATCACCCTATCGACAGGAATGTATGGCTAAGTGCTTTGACTACATAGTAGAGCATGGTAAAGCTAGCATACCTCTTATCGAGGAGAAAGGAGGCTATCGTAAGTTCATCCACCCTGCTGTATCTGATCGTGCTCAGTTGGTAGAAGATGATCTCCCTGGTATAGTTAATCCGGATGTAGTAATTGCTGCTGGAGAGATAATAGAGAAGTTTTACCAAAATGATCCTATACAAATTGCTAAATATCTTTATGAAAATAACTTATTGAAAGATCAGCTATAAGCTGGCTAAGGAACTATTATCTGTGGATTAGTAGGTGTTGGTGATGCTTTCGATGCGGTAGCTAGAAGGATTAAGAGAGAGAGTGAAGAATCTCAACTTACAGTCGATTTTGTAGGCGACCTCTATTTAGAAGTACAAAGGTTACAGAAAGACAAACACAGCAGAGATAAATTAGAGATTAAGTACGTTAATTACATTGAGAATGTCAACCGTTCACGTAGAAGAGGATAAGGAATTGTGTGGATTAGTGGGTGTTGCCGGGCATACTACTGGCAAATATGAAAAAGCTTTTAAAGAACTACTTGTTGTTGACTCCTTACGAGGGCCAGACAGCACAGGGGTAGCTCAGGTATGTACTAATGGGGCTACAGACATTGTTAAACATGCTATGCTTCCTCATGACATATTTCATTGGAAGCCTTTTAAGGACGTATTCTTATGTCAGAATAATGTCTTAATTGGGCATAACCGATGGGCTACACAAGGAGGAGTTAATAAGGTTAATGCTCATCCCTTTGAACTAGGGAATATTATAGGAGTACATAACGGAACATTACGTAGACAGAGCCTCCTTCCTGACTATAAGGATTATGTTGTAGATAGTGAGAACATCTTACATTCTATTAATAAGCTAGGAGTTAAGGATACCTGGAATAAGGTAGAGGGGGCTGCTGCTCTAGTATGGTGGAATACTGAGAGTGAAACCCTTCACTTCTTACGTAATAAGGAAAGGCCGTTCCACTACTGTTTTACTAAAGACAAGAAGACAATGTTCTGGGCTAGTGAGGAGTGGATGCTTCTTTCTATTCTTCATCGTAACGATATAGAGCACAGTGAATTAGTAGAGACCGAACTACATAAGGAATATGTATTTGAAGTGCCTATTCATGCCAATATAGCTAACAAGTATCCTGAATGGGGCTTACAATATAAGGTAGAACATACTCCTTACGTGTACATCCCTCCTGCTCGTAAGAATAATGTCACTCCTCTCTTAGGGAATAAGAAGGTAGAAGGAGCACCTCCTGTAAAAAAGGAGGAGGAGCTTCGGAGTGGCTCAGAAATAACGTTCTCCGTGGACTCTTACTCAAAGGGAACAGGAATTAAGGGCTGGTCTTCGGATGGTCACAATATAGAAGTTATTGTACATGGAGGAGAGGGTTCAACTATACATAATGCTATGTTACTGAAGACTGGCCTATTCACAGGGAAAGTGAATTCTTTCTATCGTAAGAACGATGTTACTTATAGGGTAATTGTTCAAGCTAATTCTGTAAAACAGAAAGAAGAATATCTAACGAAAGAGGAAGCTGAAGCGCAAGACATAGCTAAGGCATTCTATATCAATGGTTCTATGTGTATGTTGACAGAGACAGCCTTTGAACATCTGTTCGGAGGGCCTTGTAGCTGGTGTAGAATGGCTATCCCTTTCCAGGAAGGGGCTACCTATACAGAGGACGGAGATGCCTTCTGTAGCAGTTGTACAGACGAACAAGCTGTACAAGAATACATAGACAACGAACAATACTACCCAAACTTTATGCATTAGAGGAATACTATCATGGCTTATTTAATCGGAACTGATCCTGAACTTTTCGTCACAAAAGGTGGCAAACTACAATCTGCATTCGGGCTAATCAAAGGCGATAAGAAGAATCCATTCAAAGTTGATAAAGGAGCTGTACAGGTAGACGGTATGGCTTTAGAGTTTAACACTGATCCTACAGATAATGAGGATGAGTTTGTTAATAACATTGCTACGGTGATGTCTCAGTTAAAAGATATGGTGCCCGAGTATGAGTTCTTTGTAGAACCTACTGCTCAATTTGGAGCTGACTATATCAAGGCCCAGCCTTCTGAAGCTAAAGAGATGGGCTGTGACCCTGACTATAATGCCTATACAGGAGAAGTTAATGAGAAACCTGATGAGGATAGCCCTTTCCGTACAGCTTCAGGACATATTCATATTGGCTGGACAGAGAATGAACCTGAAGGCTGTCCTTTCCACTTTGATGAGTGCTGTGAAGTAGCCAAACAGCTAGATATATACCTAGGAATCCCTTCTCTCATGTTCGATAACGATAATGAGCGAAGAAAAATGTATGGACAAGCTGGCTCTTTCCGTCCTAAGCCTTACGGTATGGAATATAGGGTGCTATCTAATGCATGGTTGAAGCATCCTGAGCTACAGCGCTGGGTATTTCAGCAGGCTCAAAAGGCTGTAGAAGATTTGGTAGAAGGCAAACGGGCGCAAGACAGGATAGACAGTGATATAGTTAGGGCGCTCCTCCGTAAAAATAGCTGCTATTCCGCTAAAAACCATATTGAACATTATGATTTTATATCTATGCCTCCTATTGTAAATAAGGAAGAAGAAAAGGAAGAGAAGAAGCAAACAGGAGGTGGTTTCATAGAGCCCGATGCTTATGTACAAGAGCTATGGAAGGAGCCTGCTAGAATTATTCCAGAACCCGGGTTAGTAGAAGTTAGAGGGGTATTCTTCGAATGATGTTCTTTAACGAACCACACTACGCTAGACAAGCCCTAGCTAACTCCCTTGTCCGTATAGGAGAATCCCCTGTATGGATAGAAGGGGTTGAGGGAGATTGGTCTACTAATCTATTCTTTCCTATGAATGGGAAGAGGAGTTATATAGAGGATATACGTACCCTTAAAGGTCTTAATATTGAACCTGTACCTCTGGGCTATGTAAATAAAAGAGACGGGGCTAGGTACGTTAGAAGGATTCCTCGTAGGCGTTGGAAGCAAGGGTTAAGCAGGGACAGTGTACAAGGACGTATCTACGAGAAAGACCTACGTAGTAAAGCGCTAGGCAACTGTGTATTAGGCCGATATCCTTCTTTAGATACGGCCTTAGAGCTTCTCAATAGCTGTCGTACCTCTGTAGCCTTTCACAGACACTGGGCAGTACAGGTAGGCATTGTTAGTCCCTCTCTTCTCTATAAGGAGAAGAATGTAGGAATTATAGAGAACGGGATTCTTAGGCTTGTTCCTGATTATGAATACCTGACTGAAAGTTTAGAGGAGATTGTAAATGTTGATCGCGGACAAGCTATTTAATGGGGATACATTAGACACTAGGGAAGTAGGTATTGAGATAGAGGTAGAAGGAGAAAACCTTCCTCAGAATACTCCTATGGGCTGGAGAAGGGAGCATGATGGCTCCTTACGAGGAGAGTCTGCTGAGTATGTACTCCGTAAGCCTATTCCTAGGGCTAAAGTAGAGATGATGTTAGATAGGCTTATTAGTAAGTTTGATTCCTCTCAGGTATTTGATACAGGGAGAGCGGGTGTACATATCCATATCAACATACGAGATCTAACTGAAGTACAGCTCTATAACTTCATCTGTCTCTACCTAGTATTTGAGGATACATTAGTAGATTACTGTGGAGAAGCAAGAGTAGGCAATCTCTTTTGTCTACGTGCTAAGGATGCTGAATATCTTCTAGAACTTGTAGAGGCTGCTGCTATAGAATCCGACTTACGTATCTTACATACAGATGCTATCCGATATGCCTCTATTAATTGTAAGGCTATCTGTGAGTATGGGAGCCTTGAGTTCAGAGCTATGCGTTCTACAGTAGATAAGGAAGTGTTACTAGGTTGGACAGGGATGTTATTGCGATTGAAAGACATGAGCAAGATGTTCACAGATCCTAGGGATATTGTTAGTACAATGTCTTGGGAAGGAGGAGAGGAGTTTGCTAAGAAGATATTTGGAGAAATACTATCATACTTTCCTGCAAACACTGACTGGGAGTTATGTGTCTTAGAAGGTATTAGGCAGGCACAAACTATTGCTTATGCAGGTAATTGGAAGGAGAAAGAGAATGTTGTCCCTTTTTAAATGTGTAGTATTTGCTGTAATGATTGTGTCATTAGTATTACTAACACAAGTTTAAGTCTAAATAATGTCGAATAGGAGGAAGTTAGCGTGAAAGCATATACAGACTACCCAATTATAGAACTTGGAGATGTCAGCGGAAAAAAAGCACCTATCAGAAAATGCGAGGTTGTTGGGTGGGATGGTGATAAATACTGCAAAGTCGTAGTCGGAACCTCTCTTGTGGAGACCGATATAAAGTCAGGTTATCTATACCGAGAGGCTGGCCGGTGTGGTGATACACCTGTTATTGATGTACGCAAGCTACCAATTATCAAATCGTAGTTCTGTCGTAAAAGAGACTTGGAGGTAATATGGATTTTAAAGAATATCAAGAGAAGGTAGAGGAGTTGATTCCTCCTGAGACAGTTCTTCCTCCAGACCCTAGAGGTCTTGCTAATATAGCTGAGCGTTTGGGACATAAGCTTAGGTATATAGCAGATATGTGTAATACTTACGGAATATCCTTTGAACAGATAATGGATATTGACATAGCTATATTAGAAGGACGTATAGAAGGAGAATAGATGGGAACATGTATTGAGAAGCTCCCCCACGGATGTGGATCAAGGGATGGTTTACAGGTCTTTGAAGAAGAAGGCCATTACAACGGCTATTGTTACGCCTGTGGGACGTTTGTCCCCAACCCATACCAAGACAAGGGGGTAGACTATAAGCCCCCACAGCCCATTAGGAAGACTCCTGAGCAAATAGCTGAAGAACTGGCTGACATACAAGAATGTGGTACAGCTACAATACATGCTCGAATGCTCAATGAATCTACCCTCTCCTATTTCAATGTATTAGTAGGAGTGAGTGAGACAGACGGAGAAACTCCTGAAACTCTCTATCGTCCCTATACCAAGGAAGGGGAAGTAGTAGCTTACAAGTGCAAGATATTGGGGAAGAAGGGGGCTTGGTCTGTAGGAGATCAGAGGGATGTTGATCTGTTTGGATGGGAACAGGCTATTAGGTCCGGCACTAAAACCCTTTACATAACAGAAGGAGAGGAAGATGCCATGGCCTTGTGGCAAGTCCTCACTAAAGATAACAAAGGAACCGATTATGAAGAGTTCATCCCGGCAGTCTGCTCTATACCTCACGGGGTTGGAGCTGCGACTAAAGACCTACTCAAGGCCAAAGCCGCTATCAACAAACACTTTTCGAGCGTGGTATTGGCGTTCGACCAGGACAAACCGGGTAGGGAAGGGGCGGCAGATGTGGTTGCTAAGGTCTTTCCGAAGGCTAAATCGGCAATACTGCCCGAAAAGGATGCAAACGCCTGCCTCATCGAGGGGAGATCCAAGGCACTTGTCAAAGCAGTTAAGTGGAACGCCAAAGAGTCCAAGAATACAAAGATTGTTTGGGGGCATGACATCCATCAGGAAGCTAAGGAGCAAGCAGCTTTTGGTGTCTCTTGGCCGTGGACGTACCTCACCCAGTTAACAAGAGGTATCCGTAAGGGCGAGACAATCTACATTGGTGCAGCACAGAAGATGGGTAAATCTGAGGTGGTCGATACTCTTGGAGCACATTTAATTAAGGAACATGGGTGGAAGGTCTTAATGGCTAAGCCTGAGCAAGCTAATAAGAAAACCTATAAGATGATGGCTGGTAAGGTTGTAGGACGTGTCTTTCACGATCCCAAGGTAGTGTTTGATGATGAGGCATACGAACGAGCAGGAGCCATTTTACATGGTAAACTAGCTATGCTTAACCTTTACCAACACATGGGATGGGATACGCTTAAAGACGATATAGGGGCTGCTGTAGCGGATGGTGTAGAAGCTGTCTTCATAGATCCTATTACTAACTTAACTAATGGAATGAATCCAAGTGATGCTAACACAAAGCTTCAAGAAATTGCTCAAGAGCTGGCAGCTATGGCTCTTGATCTCAACATTGTTATTTTTATATTCTGTCACCTTCGTAACCCAGACGGAGGGCCGGATCACGATAGAGGTGGGAAGGTTCTCACTAGCCAGTTTGCCGGTAGTAGGGCAATGGGTCGTAGCTGTAATTACATGTTTGGGTTGGAAGGAAACAAAGACCCAGAACTCTCACTAGAGGAGCGTAATCTAAGAGACCTTGTTCTTTTAGATGACAGAGAGTTTGGAGAGGCAGGTATACAGCATCTCTATTGGGATAGGAACACCACTTTATTCAACGAGGTACAGTGATGTTAACGTATAAGACACCACAACGTTATGATTTCTTTCATGAAAATGGATTCAGTCCTGTTTTCGAATGTAAAGAGGGAGATTTTGTCAACTATTCTGATTATAGTGAATTAGAGTCAAAGGTCGCTCGTCTAGAATGGGAAAATCAAAAACTGAAGGAATTAACATGCAAGAACAAGTAGTAGAACATTTTAATAAAGGGAAGGACTCTGTATTAGCCTTAGAGAAAGTAAAGAACAAGGCTTGGACTGACATTCTCCGAGGTAACTACACAGTAATGGCTAACAAACAGCTCAAGTGCTGGGAGGATGCTGAAGATGCTGTACAAGAAGCCTATACGAAAGTGTTAGAACAGTTGGCTAAAGGCAAGGAGATAAAGAATCTCAATGGATATTTTACAATCGTACTTAGGCATTGCATTGTTGATGTGTACAACCGTAATCGCAATAGGCCCGATGCTGACAGCAGCGATGGTTCTGAAGATTATAACACTGATGAAGAGAACAAGGAACAGCTAGAAGACTACTTCCTACGTCTAGAAGAACTAGAGAATGTAGAGAAGGTTCTGAAGAAATTCCCTCAACACTACCAGGACATCTATAAGCTTAAATATATCTATGAGCATTCTGCTAAAGACATTGCTGATGTATTAGGTAGAGGCTTAAGGACAGTAACTACTGCCTTATATCGTATGAATAAGAAACTTAAAGAGGAGAGAAATAATGAATGATTTAGAATTTAAACCTTGGCCTAAGATGGCACGACATAAAGGAACGGTCTCTGTGATATCCGAAAAGATAGATGGAACCAATGCCTGTATTGTCATTCAAGAAGGGGAGGTAATTGCTGTACAGTCACGTAAACGGTTTATAACACCGGAAGATGACAACTACGGTTTTGCAGGGTGGGTTTATCGTAATGAAGAAGAGCTCCTAAAACTCGGCGATGGCCATCACTTTGGAGAGTGGGCAGGGTTAGGAATACAAAAGAACCCTTTAGGTTTGGAGCAGAAAGAGTTCTTTTTGTTTAATACCCTCCGTTGGGGTGAGCACAATAAAAATACACCTAGCTGTTGTAATGTCGTAGCTACTCTATTTAAAGGGGTGTTGATGGCAGATACAGTAGACAATGTAATGGAAAAGCTGAAAGAAGATAGGGACTACGAACCTGAAGGAGTTATAATTTTTAACCTGAAGAGCGAGATTGGTACGAAGGTAACCTATAAGCATGACAAAGGTAAGTGGAGCAAAGAAGATTAATGCATACATAGCTGATTTAGAAACAAATGGATTCTTAGACGTAGTAACCACAGTACATTGCGGTGTATTCATATCGCTAGAAGGAGACGAGGTAGTGTCCTTCAGCCCAGAGGATGGAATTGATTACATACCTAGAATGCTATCATTCATGGATAAGTGTGACACTCTCATCTTCCACAATGGGTTCGGATATGACTTTCCTGTATTGGAGAAACTTTTCAATTACGAGTATAAAGGAAAGAAAGAAGACACCTTGGTACTGTCTAGGCTACTCAACCCTAAGAGGCTAGTACCTCCTAACTGCCCTAATAAGAAGGCTCCCCACTCGATAGAGGCATGGGGGTATAGGGTAGGAAGAGGTAAACCTGAGCATACTGAGTGGGAAGTATTCACTCCTGGGATGCTACACCGTTGCAAAGAAGATGTTGAGATTGGTAAGCTGACCTATTTAGCCTTGCAGCAAGAGAAGCAAGACTATGAATGGGACCCAGCTATACGACTCTCCAATAGATTGTTTGAGATACTGGGGAAACAAGAACAGTACGGATGGTTAGTAGATCAAGAGTGGATAGAGAAGTCTCTCAGTATGCTCACCCATTGGATGGATAGGATTGATAAGGCATTATACTCCTATCTTCCTATTATTTTAGAAGTACAGGAGACCAAAGACAAAGGAGAGTATAAGTATGTAAAGAAGCCTTTCCTAAAAAGTAAGAAGTATAACAAGCATGTTATGAACTGGCTGGAAGATGTAGGCTGGAACCCTGAAGATAGAATCATAGGGGGTCCTCATACCCGAGTCAACTTCAGGAAGGTAGATCTAGATAAATCTGCGGAGGTAAAGGACTGGTTGTTAAAGCTAGGCTGGATACCTGATAAGTGGAACTACAGTAAGAAGACAGGTGAACGTACCTCTCCTAAACTGGATAAGGACGATGATTTTATCGGTATTACTTCAGGTCTAGGAAGGCTTGTTGCTAGAAGGGTTCAATGTAAGAGTAGGAGGAGTATCGTTGAAGGCTGGAAAGGCGTTATCCGCCCAGATGGAAGAATACCTTCAGTCGTTGCAAACCTCGCTGAGACTGGTAGAGCAACGCATAGAAACATTGTAAACGTCCCTAACGGAGAGGCTTTCTTTGGTAAGTGGATGAGGAAGATGTTCATCTGTAAGCCAGGATATAAGCTAGTAGGTACAGACTCAGCAGGTTGTCAGTTGAGAATGTTAGCTGCCCGTATGGGTGATAAAGACTACATGGAGACTATAGTCAATGGAGACAAAGATAAGGGAACTGACATGCACACCGTCAACATGGAAGCTGCTGGCTTGGGAACTAGAGGCCAAGCTAAAACCTTTATCTACGGGTTCTTGTTCGGAGGAGGAGATGCAAAAATTGGAAGCATTGTTGGAGGAGGCGCTGAAGATGGCAAGAGACTCAAGGAACAATTCCTCAATGGCTTACCTGCCCTAGGAGCTTTAATAGAAAGGCTTACAAAAGAATGGAGAAGTAATGCTAAGAAACGTCCTAACAAATGGGGAGGGATGGAATATTACAATGGATATGTAATAGGTCTAGACGGTAGACCCATCTTCATTGACAGTGAACATAAGATATTAGTGTATGTTCTACAGTCAGATGAAGCAGTGATGATGGCAGCAGCCTATAACATCCTTTATAAACGATGTAAACAGAAGGGGTGGAAATGGGGAGTTGACTGGGCGTATGTCTGTTGGTATCATGATGAAGTCCAAATAGAATGTAGAGAAGAAATAGCACAGGAGATAGGAAAGATGTCAGAACAAGCCATTGTAGATGCAGGTAAGTTCTATAATATAAAATGCCCGCACGAAGGAGAGGCTCAGATTGGAAACAGTTGGCACGAAACCCATTAGAGGAAGATGTATTGAACCCCCTAACGGCAATGTAAACCACGACGGATATGTAAGAATACTTCCTATACCTAGGGCTAAAGGAGGAAGACTAGTAATGCGTCACCGCTGGGAATGGGAGAGATTAGTAGGCCCGATACCTGACGATTACGAGATAAACCATTTATGTAAGAACCGTCGATGTTGCAATATAGATCACTTAGAGTGTATACATGGGTCGGAACATGCTTCGAAGACCAACCTTCAGAGGTATTGGCACATAAGGTCTAAAGGTTTATATTTACTAAAGAGAGGCGATAGCAAGAAAAGTGTAGCAGAAAGACTTAACAGAACAATCCATACAATAAACAGATGGCTAAGAGAGGAATAATAACGTGGGATTAAATGCAAATAACGTAGCAGCACCAAAAGGTAAGATTGTAGAACAAGAAGTATTGAAAGCAGGTAACTACCCTGCACGAGTAGTACAGGTCATTGACCTAGGACTACAGCCTCAACGTCCTTGGAAAGGAGAAGAGAAGCCTCCAAAGCATTGTATCCAACTTACTTATGAGCTTTCTCATGAGTTTATGAAGGATGAGAAAGGAGAAGATGAAGTAGAACGCCCTCGCTGGATGAATGAGGATTTCCCCTTCAACAGCTTGCAGACAGAGCTAGCTAAAAGTACTAAGCGTTACTTAGCTATTGACCCTGAGCAAGTAGTAGGAGGAGACTTCACTAAGCTAGTAGGTATGCCTTGTACCATCACTATCGTTCATAATGCAGGTAGTGGTAAACATAAGGGTAAGGTGTTTGCTAATATCGGGAATGTAACTGGCCCTACAAGTATGCCAGGATATACACAGCCTGAGTTAGTTAATGATCCTAGGTTCTTTGCTTTAGATGAACCTGATATGGAAGTATGGGGAACATTGCCTGAATGGATTCAGAACAAGATTAAGGACAACCTGGAGTTTAAAGGAAGCCCTCTTGATGTAGCCCTAGGTGGTGAAGAGAAAGCTCCTGAGAAGGAAGCAGAAGCTTCTGACGGTGACCCTTATTAAGCCTCTCCTAGACGGAGACATATTCTTATACGAAATAGGGGCCTGTGCTCATTACACAGACGATGAAGGGGAGGAGCAAATACGCTCCTTCGACTTCGTTCTAGAGCTCCTAGAAGGCCGTATACAAGAGATATGTGAGGCTGTAGGGGCTACTGAACCTCCTACAATATTCTTTACTGGGAAAGGAAACTTTAGATTTGAAGTTGCGAAGACAAAGCCGTACAAGGGCAATCGTAAGGATGTCGAGAAACCGTTCCATCATGAGAACATTAAGCTCTACCTCGAATCAGAATACGAATGTATCACAGCAACAGATTGTGAAGCAGACGATGAGCTAGCAATGGCTCAGGTAGCCGATTTAGAAGAGAGTATTCCTTATGACTCTAGTGTCTATAATAAGGAAGAAGCTAGAACTGTTATCTGTACTCGGGATAAAGACCTACGTATGATTCCTGGCTGGCATTATGGATGGGAGTGCGGACTACAGCCTGAGTTTCCTCTTCAATGGGTAAGTGAACTAGGAACCTTAACACCTAAGTATGACAAGGACGATAAGTTCAAAGACTTAAAAGGTACAGGGTTGAAATGGTTCTATGCTCAGTTGTTAATGGGGGACAGTACAGATAATATTCCTGGCTGTCCTGGTGTAGGGCCTAAGAAGGCATGGGAGTTATTATCGGAACTTTCTACAGAAAAGGAGATGTATAGTAAAGTGTTATCAGCTTACTTCGATAGAGTAGGGCTAGGGCACAGCACAGTAATGTTAGAACAAGCTTACCTCTTATGGATGGTAAGAGAACGAGATGAAGAAGGTAAATTAATTTTGTGGGAGCCGCCTATTGAATAAACCTCATAACGGAGGTACTTGGACAGAAGCTAGAAAAAAGTCCTTTATCATAAGCCTGCTAAGAGGGGGGTTCCAGAAGTGGGGGCCTAAGCAGGATTGTATTCGTAAAGCACGTACCAGAAGAGGCTGGTATCGTTGTAAGGCGTGTAAGAAAGAAGTTCCCGCAACCCTTCCTCCAAAAGAAGGGAATAAAAGAAGGATAAAAAACATTGTAGCTGACCACATAGACCCTATAATAGATCCTGCTAAAGGCTTTGAAGGCTTCGATTCTTGGATTACTAGGGCTTATGTAGAGAGTGAGGGTTTCCAAGCCCTATGCCATAGCTGTCATCAAATAAAATGTACAGAGGAACGAAATATTGCAACAGCGCGTAGAAAAGAAGAACGAAGTTAGTGGCTACCCCTTATTCTTTATAGAAGAGGAATCTCGTCATCGTAATAGAGGTGTGGTGATGGCTAACATCATAGAAGATCACACTAAGGACGGTTTGATGAGTGCTAGAGGTACAGCTACTCTTCTTGAATACTTCAGATTGATAGGGCCAGTAGAGAGGAAGCTAGCCTTTTCTAAGCTACAATCCACTTTAAAAGAGAGAGGGGTTCCTTATGAGGATATTTGTAATACCTGATACCCAGGTAAAGCCAGGAGTTCCTTTAGAACATCTAGAAGCAGCAGGTAACTACATAGCAGAGAAGAAGCCTGATGTTATTGTTCACCTAGGAGATCACTGGGACATGCCCAGTCTCTCCGTATTCACTCAGAAGGGGAGTATGGAGTGGGAAGGGCTGAGGTACAGGGATGACATAGAAGCTGGTCAGGAGGGCATGGAGAAGCTCCTAGGGCCATTGTGGAAGGAGCAGAGGAAGCTCGTAACAGGCCACAGGTCTAGATACTATCCAAGGATGGTGTATCTAACTGGTAACCACGATCCTGCTGTACGATGTAAGCGGTTCATTGAGAACGATCCCAGGCTGGCTGGTATGATGTCAGGAGAGGATGCTGAACTTGTTAAGTTTGGCTGGGAGGATTACCCTTTTCTCTCTATTGTAAAGATGGGAGGTATTGCTTTCTCTCACTACTTCACTAACCCTCATTCAGCTAAGAAGGGGCCGTTAGGTGGTATGATGGATACGCAGCTCAAGAACTGTGGCTTTTCATTCGTACAAGGACATACCCAGGGATTGAAGAGTGCTAAGCATTTCCTCTCTGATGGTACCTGTAGAATGGGAATAGCAGCAGGTAGCTTCTATCAACATGATGAGGACTATATGGGGCCGCAGGGAAATGCTAGTCATTGGAGAGGTTGTCTTATGCTTAATGAAGTACATGATGGAGGAGCTGACCTTTGCGAGTTGAGCCTGAAGTATCTGATGAAAGAGTGGCTCTAGTTTACACCATTAAACATAAGCCAAAAGAGTTTAACTTATGGCTAGAAGGGGTTGAGACTATCTGCTACTCTCAAGTAATGGACTGGTCTGACCCTTACTGGAAAACACTATTAAGAGCAATGGAGATATTGTATGCCCGCAATAGATGTACCTTATGAGAAGGACAGCTCCTTAGTCTGTCCAGGGATGGAAATAAGAGTACCGGCTACACAGGTACAAGTAGGAGGTAGTCACTATAAAGACTACCCTATCCAGCCTATTGAATACTGCATGAAGAACAAACTCAACTACTGCCAGTCTAACATAGTTAAGTATGCTACTCGTTATAAGGACAAGAACGGAGTAGAGGATTTGAAGAAGATTAAGCATTATGTTGATCTGTTAATTGAACTTGAATACGGAGAAGAAAATGATATTGCTGACTAGTAGCGAATGTGCACCATGTATCGCTATTAAGAGTTTTATAGAAGACAATAAGATTGAGGGAGTACAGATCCTTAGTACTGCTGATGAAAGTGCTCAGATACTTATAGCAGCTCATAGGGTACGAAGTGTTCCTACTCTTATTGTAGACAATAGAACGATTACAGGAGCTAACGAGATAATGGAGAAACTACGACTTGCTTGAGTGGCCAGATGAAGAAAGAATTGGACCGATAGGACAGAATGGAAATGATGGGGATCACTATTTGAAGTATCAACCTAGTGCAAGAGCAGAGATAGTTACTCGTAGAACGTACAATAGGAACCTAGACCACGAAGGAAAGGTCTTTGAATCATGGGAGCAGACAGTTGAAAGGGTTATACAACATCAAGTGTGGTTGTGGGAGAGAGCACAAGGAAGTGCCCTCCTGCCAGAACAAAGAGAGGAGCTGGAAGAACTCAGGCAGCTCATGCTCACAAGAAAAGCCTCAATGTCGGGGAGAACACTTTGGTTGGGCGGTACAGAAATTTCTCGCACAAGGGAAGCTTCTATGTTCAATTGTTCTTTCCTTCGTATTCAAACGGTTTATGACTGTGTTGATGCGTTATGGCTCCTTCTTAATGGGTGTGGTGTTGGTTTCAGTCCTACTATTGGGACTCTTAATGGGTTCTCTCAAGTAATTCCTGAAATAGAATTTAAGAGGAGTGAGAGAGGTAAGGACGATCGAGGACAAGAAGAGAATGAGGAGAGTTTTGTAGATGGTACCTGGACCATTAAGATCGGAGATTCTGCCGAGTCATGGGCTAAAGCTATTGGGAAGCTACTGGCAGGTAAGGAGAGAGCTAGAAAGCTTGTCATTGATACTACGGAGATTAGAGGTGCAGGAGCAAGACTGCGAGGTTATGGATGGATATCTTCAGGAGATGTCTCACTCGTTACAGCAATTGAAGGAATTTGTAAACTACTTAACCGTAGAGCGGGGTCTCTATTAACACGGATAGATATACTAGACTTAGTTAACTGGCTAGGCACTATCCTCTCAACTCGTAGAAGTGCAGAGATATGTCTGTTTGCTGTAGATGAGCCTGAGTGGAAAGAGTTTGCTGTAGCTAAGAAAGATTGTTTTAACAGAGGAGAAGGACAACGTGACCAGTCTAACAATAGCCTTCTGTTTAATAGTATACCAACTAGGGAGGAACTTAGTAACATCTTTTCTCTCATGCAGAAGTCAGGAGGGTCTGAGCCAGGATTCATTAACGGGGCTGCTGCAAGGAAACGCGCTCCTTGGTTTTATGGAGTTAATCCTTGTGCTGAAATACTTCTTGGAGATAAGTCTTTCTGTAACTTAACGGAGGTAGACATTGGAAAGTTTAGCCACGATAGCGCTGGTCTTGAGCGGTGTCTTTACATTGCTGCTAGGGCTAATTATAGACAGACCTGTGTCAACCTCAAAGATGGCATGTTACAAGAAGCTTGGCATCTTAATAATGAATTTCTTCGTCTTTGTGGCGTTGGCCTTACTGGTATATGCAAACGTGATGATCTCACAGACTACGACCTTGAGCATATGCAACGTATAGCTACTTCAGCAGCCTTTGGCATGGCTGATGAGCTTAACATGCCTAAGCCTAAGAACGTAACAACAGTTAAACCTTCAGGGACTCTTAGTAAGATAATGGATACTACTTGTGGTATTCACAAACCTCTTGCTAAGTATATCTTTGAAACTATTAACTTCGGGATACATGATCCTCTCTTAGAACCTCTAAGAACAGCAGGTTATGACGTAAGGTCTCATCCTACTAACCCCGAAGCAATGTTAGTTGTATTCCCTGTATCCTATGAGGATGTAGAGTTTGACACAGTAGACGGTGTGGAGGTGAACCTTGAAAGTGCTATTACGCAGTTGGAACGCTATAAGAAGTATCAGCAACACTGGACTCAACAGAATACGTCAGTTACAATTTCCTACGACCCCTCGGAAGTTGAAGCAATTATTGATTGGCTTCTCAGCAATTGGGATTGCTACGTTGGCGTATCTTTCTTGTATCGTACTGATCCTACTAAGACAGCTAGTGATCTTGGTTACGATTATCTGCCCCAGCAGCCTGTTACCAGAGAGCAGTATGAAGAATATGTTGGAAGGATTAGAGGAGTTAATATAGATGAATATAACAGCTTCGATGAGATTGATGCAGAGGATGGGTGTGCTGGTGGTTACTGCCCTACTACTTAGCGGGTGCAGTGTTATGACTTTTATGAAGGACTATAAATATCAGGTAGGAGATGATGTAGGTAGTTGGGATTGTTCTAGTAGGTGGGTAGGGGTGCTTAGCAGCTTCCCTACGGGGAGAGTAGAAATGTGTGAGGAGGTAGAATGAGTAAGATCATAATTGAAAATAAAAGTAAAACTCCTGATGATGTTGTTCTGTCTTTAGTCCAAGACGTTATGAGAGATGGCCGTGTATCAGACAAAGGAAGGTGCTACTGCTATGTTAGCAAGTATGCCTCTGCAACCGTATACGCCAGCCTGAACAAGTGCTCTGACAAGTTCTTAATAACCGATGATTAGACAATAAAAAAAGGGAGAGGCAATTAAGCTTCTCCCTTCTAGGCTACTTCTTCTTTTTCTTTCTACCACCAGTACCTCTATTATCAGCCCTGTTAGCACTCTTACTCTTCACTCTAAGGTTCTTCTTGGAGTTAGAAAGCTTTCCATTAGCTTTCCCTTTCTTCTTATGGTCTACGTCCTTACCGTCACCCTTCTTAACAGCTCCCTTCTTCTCCATTGTCTTCCTTGCAGCATTCCTAGCAGCCCTCCTTTTCTTTTGAGCAGCAGTTGAATTATATTTCCTCTGTCTCACGGAGTCAGGCTTAGCCCCCTTCTTGAACTCTCCCTTCTTAGGCATTACACTTTCCCCTTACGAATTCGTTCTTCTAACCGAGCTATGGCTATCGTTAGCTTCTCTGCTGAGACCGACATGCGCTCGATTGCCCTTATTGCCGCCTCTTGTGTCTTTTTTAGAGTCTTGACCTCTGCTTTAGTAACTGCAACGTCTGTACTAAGTTTCTGAATCAAGTCCCTAGACTCTTCCACAAGCGCGTTATACACTTTTAGTTCATGCTTAATATTAGCAATCTCTACCACATTATGCTCTATGTCACTAGTCAATGTGGCATACACTCCAGCACCACTCCCTATAGCCATAGCTCCTGCAAATAAAGCACTCACCCAATCGGGCAGTGTTCCCCTCTTATTGCCTCCTCTATTACTCATCTCTTTTCCTTCGTAATGTGCCAGTAATCCCCTTCCATATCTCCATAGGAGAAGGAAGTATCCAACCTAATACCAACATTAGAAGGAGAAAAGGATCTGTCTCGTTAATGGTTTTATTATTAATCACTTCTGCTTCTTGAGTAGTTTTAGAAGTGGTACCTACTTGTGTGTTTACAGTCTCCTCTTTCCCCCCAGAAACGAATTCCGTATCGACAGATAAGCTTGGCTTGTTCGGATTCAGAAGATCTGTCACTGTGCTTACTGGATTCAAAGCTGCACATCCTTGTAATAAGACGACCAGCACGATTAGGTACCTGAGTGGCCCAAAGACTGTCTTGCATTTCTTTACATGCATTGTTGTAATCCTCTGCTTTAATGTGTGATAGCATTCTCTCAAACCCCATCAGTTTATCCCTTCCTAAGTTAAAAGCCATATTAGTCAATATCTCTTTCACCTCTAGAGGGGCATTAGGGGCTATCTCAGCCACTATAGCCTCAGCCTTACCTAGGTCACTCTCAAACCAAGAACGTGCCTTAGAAGGAGATATAGAGGCTCCTAGAGGGTATTCCTCTGCCTCTTCCCCTACAAGAAGATGTCCTACTCCTCCTGTAAGATTCCCTAGACTGTCTAAGTACGAGTGGAATGACAATCCTTCGTCATAGATAAGTTCTCTTTCTATTTTAGATATGCCTAATACGGCAGAACTTACCATCATTAATATAACGAAGAATAGTCTCTTCATAAATCACCTACAGAGTGAACCAGTTCTCTCCATTACCATACATCTTAATTGATCCATAATCAGAAGATATAACTTTATTACTAACCCCATCTATTAGATAGGCAGGGACAGCATTTACTATTGTAGCCTGATAGGTTGTAATAACTAAAGCATCTGCTGTAGCTTGTACTTCTACATTAGCTACAATAGAGACAGGGTAGGGAGTTAAAACTAAACTATCTGACCCTGCACTGACTATAACCCCTGTAGATACAGAAGCAGCATACTCTGTTAAAAGGAGAGCATCTATAGAGGCTTCTACATTAGTAGAGGCGTTAACAGAAGCATTATGCTCCGTAAGAGTAAGCCCTACAGTAGTAGCATTAACAGCGGCTCCTGTAGCTATAGATGCAGGATACTCTGTCAGAACTAAGGTAGAAGTAGTTGCCGATATTTCTCTGTCTACAAAGACAGTGGCATTGTGCTCCGTTAGAACTAATGTATCAGAAGTAGCGGCTACAGACGTTTCAGCATTCACTGATGCGTTATACGCAGTTAGTGCTAAACTCTCGGTAGTGGCAGATAAAGAGGTGTCAGCCTTTATAGAGGCATTGTTCTCCGTAATCACCAACGTATCGGTTATAGCCTCTACGGTAGTACCACCAGAAGCTGTACCTATCCAGCCTGTCTCAAATATGTCTACAGCAGTGTTTGTAATATACTGTTCACACTGTCCTGTATCACATTTCTCAATAGAGAAGTTATGAGCAAAAGCATCTGTTAAGTCGGTAGTCTGACTTAATCCTCTGAGACCTAAATCCCCAGAAGTACCTCCTATACATTCATAAATGGCACCGTCAGCATCAGCATCAGGACTTGTTATTGCCTGGTAGGACCCGGTTGTAGAGGTTGACCGATCAGTTGCATCAGTATGCATGGTGACATTATCTGTCATCCATCCTAACAGAAATATATCTACATTAGTGTTTCCAATGTAATGCTCAAATATCTCGCTACCGTCTACACCAACTATGGCACCATTATGGAGCTGGACATTATCAACATAGCGGTCATCGGTAGAACCGTTCATCCTTAGACCGAAGTCTGCAGTGGTTCCAAACCCGTTCCACCTAGCCTCTAAAAGAGCTGCTAGAGCTGTCTCTCCTCCTGTTTCGCTGGATATATCAACATCTGTCCAGGCACCCGTAGTCCCTATAGAGAGGTCATCAGCATCTACATTAAAAGTAGCCTCACCTTCATAGTATCCAACCAGATAACAACTGCCTGACCAACCCCACTGAAGGAGCATTTCACACAATCCGGAGCCATCAATACCTACACTGAAACTAACCCACTGCCCATTCGCCATTTGCTGGTTACGGGCATCAGTAGAACCGTTATTACGAAAGCCGAAGTTCTTAGAGGACCCACTGGTGTTTATCATCTTCAAGATGATACCTGTGGCAGAAGCAGAGACATGAGATGATACGTCTAAATCTACCCAACTATTTGACACAGAAGGGCTCAATGACTGCCAATTAGTTAAGAAGGTAGTTGCCATTACAGATCAATCTCCTTTCTAGCCAGTCTATCTAGCTCTTTCTTTATCTTCGACTGTAAAGATACCCAATCAATAGGATCTAACTTATACTCTAAAAGATTATCATTGGCTTGGAGAGGCCAAGCCAAGGCTTCCTCACTCTTCTCTTTAATTTTTAAAGCCTTTCTAGCTTCTCTTGTCAACGCTCCTTTCTTATCCTTCTTATCCTTATCATATATTTTCTGTTTAGAGTTAATATTTTCTAATAGGACAGCATGTAAATGATAGACAAAACCATGCAGCGTATCAAAATAAACCTTGCTTTTTAGGAGATCGCCAGGGTAGAGATCGCAGCCTAGCCACGGTCTCGAAACCCCTTTCTTCCAATACTGATAATAAGATACATCTAAATCCTCAACTAAGCTCTTGAAAGCAAAATCTACACCTGAACGTATCTCCTCAAATTCAATAGCCACTATTCCACCTCTTAAACTATTAAGCTAAAGTGAATACACCAGAATCGTTCCAAGTAATAGATACATCACCGCTTACTAACGATACAGGGCCACCCATCTCTACGAAAGCAATAGCCTCATCACTAGTTGCTGTATCATCATATATAATAGCCCAATATGCATCTGTAAAACCAGAAGCATGTTGAGTCCAGGTAGGGTTAGTTGTGAAGTCGAAAGTAACTGTACCTGCTGCTTCTGTTAAGGAGACAGTCATAGTCTCACCACCAGCAGTATAATTTGTCCCGCTTACCTCGTTAGCACTATAGTCACCCCAAGCTGGAGTAGTGTCTCCTGCTGTAGGAGCTGCTGTATTATCTATTAATGCTACCTTCATTGTGTTTGTATCTGAATCGTGAGTACCATTAAGTAAAGCCAGTTTAGCTTCATCAAATACTGTTAAATCACCTGTTGCCATTGTATTACCTATATAGTTGTAACTGTTATATTATTAGTTCCAGCATTGCCGGATTCATCGTTTATATATAAAATATGTTCTTTCTTCGGAACTGGTATTGTTATTTCAACATCTCCAGCATAATTAACTCCGAGTATTGTTATTCCTGCTTTTAAAGAATCCTTATGTAGGTTATATTCAGCAGTGGTTACTGAGTAGTAATGTACAGGATGTTTAATGGAGACATAAGGAGCAGAGGGGCCTTGAGATGTTCTTCTTTCAAGAGCCTCAATACGCTTTTCCCACTCTTCCTTAGTCATGAAAGTATCAGGAGGGAGTTCAGTCTTATGTATAACAGTTGTTACACCGTCCTTACCATCTCTACCTGCTTTTCCATCTTTACCTCTAGCCCCCGTAACCAATGTAACAGCAGCCTTCTCTTTCTTTTTCTTCTTAGATAGAGAGAGTGCCCTAGCCCTCGCTGATATATCTACCATCAGAATAACCTCTGTTCAATAGTTTCATCGAAGACCCCTCCTTCTTTCATCTCGTTAAAGGTCAAATCAGGATTGTCTGAGAACAGTTTTAACATGTTCCTTTGGTCATCAATCTTCTTTAAGTCTTTCATTAGTTCGTCAGAAGATCTGACTCTTTTAGCTAGATGCTCCTTACCAAAAGCCTCCATCCTCTTAGCTAATCGCTTAGCCCTATTGGGAGTCTGGGACTTAAACCACGTACTGTCTAACATCTCCTTACTGGCTTCAAGGTAGTCCCCGTCTTTTAGTAACTTAATTGTCTTCTTAAAGTTACGGAGACCCTCTCTTCCTAGTTGGAATGCCATGTTAGTCAATATGTTTTTAACATCTTCTGGAGCATCTGGAAGCAACACCTCTACATCGAGTTGAGCCTCTTTTACATCTTCCTCGAACCACTTATCAACAACGGATTGAGGGATCACAGATCCTTCGGGATATAGATCTCTTTCTGTTTCAGATAAGAGGTGTCCTATCCCTCCTGTGAGATGACCTTTACCTGTCTTCTTATCTATAACGCTGTCGAGATAAGAGATATGCTTTCCTTCAGAATTCTTTTTAGAACCCTCATCAGAAGCTATCTGCTCTATCTCAGGATGCTGTACCTCCCCCACAACAGGAGTAGGTTCTAAACCCGTAGGAGGAGGAGCTGGCTCACTTACCTCTTGAGGAGGTGTATCGGGAGGAGGGGTTGGCATTGCAACTTCCGGTGTTGCCTCGGCCCCAGGGGGAGGAGAAGTAGGCTTACTGCCAAACTCCTTATGTATGACTGCACTGACATCTTCATCACTCATCTCCGAAGGAAATTCTAATTCCTCACCATTAACTTCTACTATCTGATAACTCATTCAAAACTCCCTGTCTCCAGGTTGTATCTTCTCCTCTTAACAGGCTCTTTTACCTTCTCAGGTTCTTCTTCAACAGGTGCCTCAACAGGTATAGCTTTGTTATCTACATACTGAGCTGCTACCCATTCTGCATTACTTTCGTAACCTGCATCTTGCCAAAGAGAGGGGGCCTTTAAACCTATACGATAGGTATTCCACATAGACTTCTTATAGGCAGTAGTGAGCTTAGTGCCCCCTGTCGTAAACCCTAATTCTAATTCATCCTCTCCTCCTCTAAAAGCACTCATAGCAGAACTAGATTGTAACTTCTTCCTAGGAGTTATTACTAAGGTAGTAGGGAGGCCTCTTGGCTCCGTAGGTACACGATCAGTTACTCCCAAAATATTAGTCAAGGATCTAAGCACACCTTCATCTTTATCCGCAGACATCTGACTAGACCTGTCTCTACCAATAGCACCTGCTAAAGCATAAGGAAGGACTTCTAAGCTCTTGCTTCCAAACCAAGTCTTATCATTAGCAAGTCCATATGTAGTATAGGCAGCTTCTTCTAATTTATTAGCAACTGATTCAGGGTCTTCTGACTTACTCCACTGCTCATAGGCAGCATTGCCATTTACTAGTGTTGATACGGTAAGTTTAGCATTCTCGGAGAGTTCTTTACTAGGGTCGCCGAAATCTGCTAGATCCTGTGCTGCCTGAACAGGGGACTTCCCTTTCATCAACTCTAAGAACCTAGCCACTGTTGGCTCGTTCTTAGCCCTCAGCTCCATCTGCTGACTATTCCTTCCCATAATAAAATCAGCAACTAACTGGTTCAATACAGGAGATTTACGAGTAGCCGTAAGCATTGGCAGGACCTCCCTTATCTGACTCTCTTGTTCTAAATCAGAAAGATCTGCCTTAGCCGTCATCTCTTTTATCTGTTTCAAAGAAGCGGTTAAGTCTCCTACATTCCCTAAAGAAGAAATAGCTCCATCTTTAAGGGTAGTAAGCTTGTCAGTCAAGGAGGAGTAATCATCAGGATTCATGATAGTATTACCATCCTTATCCTTAGCATCTACTCCAATAGCTGCAATGGCCCCTCTATAATACTCTTCAATAGCCTCTGTAGCTTCGTGGAGATTCCCTCCTCCTTTGGAATACGTAGAGAGGATACCCCCTACTCCATCCATAAAGCCCGGTATATTTTTACCTGCTAACGTATAAGCGTGTTTGGAGTTATAAGTACCCCTCTCTTTTCTACGCTTTAAGGCTTCAGTATCTAGTATATCTGCTTCTACGTTAGCTACCATCCTTGCAGCCCTTGCATGCGAGATGTTTAGATCATTAGCTACCTTGCTGATCCTCTGTTCAGACTCAGCCTTGCCTTTTCTACGGGCTTCCACTATAGAGGCTGCATCTTTCTCCGCAGCAGTGGCTCCATAGTAAGCCTTGGTACCCCCTCTCCCTCCTCCTGTAGAAGAGAAGAGAGCGTTATCTAGTTCGTCCTGAAACATAGCTATGAAGGGGTTAGAAAGGGCTTCATTGCGAAGAGTGCCTAGCCTAGCACTAGCCTCTGTAGAACTTATTAAGCCTCTGCCCAAAGCCTCTGTTATTCTCTTCTGACTAGTCAATACTTCATCAAACTTAGCCTTCTTAAAGTCTTCCATTTCAGGCTTAGTACGAGGTTTAGCTCTGTCAATAGCATCTATATGAAAGTCAGCCTCTAAGTCAAATAGGGACTGATCTACTGCTACTGCTGACTCGTCCTCTCCTTTAATCTCTTCCCCTGCACTTTTGGCAGCAGCTTTACCTCCAGCAGTAATAGCAATCTTCCCTATCTGCTCTATTGCCTGCCACTTAGCAGCATCAGCATTCACTGGTCTCTTGGCACTTACCCCAGGAATGTTTAGGTTAGGGCCTCCTATGTTTCTTTTAAACTCTGGCATTATTCCTCTCCTTCTTGGAAGGCTTTAGCAAGTCTCGGGTTGGTACGTAGTTTAGAATGTTTATGGATAGCGGCTAAACCCTCTACTACTTCTCTTTCATACTCTTGAGCAGCCTTTATCATCTTAGACCCCCAGGTCTCTGTAGGGTCGGACATTTGCCTGATAAGTTTGTCATAAACCTCTTCCCACTCCCAGCCCTTGTACTTAGTTCTAAGGGCATTAGTAGCCATTGCAAAAAACCTCTGTTGTACAGGATCTTCTTCCCGCGCTACCTCACTTAACAACCAAGCTAAGCGCTTAGCATCATCGTCCTTATCTTCTTTACCAAGTGCCATCTCTCTGGCATTAAACTCATACCAATCCTGTGGCTCGGAAGGAGCAAAGCCTATTGCTTGGAAGGCTACAGTTTGTAAGTTCTTATCTTCCCATTCAAATATGCCTTTACCATCTTTATTCCTATAAATGTCGCTGTGGTACATGTCATAGCTCTTCCTGACACTAGCAGTTGAAGAAGCAATAGCTGTAGAGCTTCTGACCAGTATCTTACCTACAGCCGCCATGTCAGCAGCAGATAAAGACTCCCCTCCTTCTATTACCGTATTAAGGGCTGTATGCCATTGGTCAAATATGTTATCAGCTCTATCCCAGATATTACCAAAAGGCCCCCTTATTACGTCCCAAGGTATAACACCGTCACTGATAGCATCGAACATCCTCTCTACGAAGTCAGTACCTAAAGTCATACGTCCTGTTACTAAAGAATTAATGTCTAAATGATCTGTCAATAGCCAGCCAAGAGTACCTGCCTGTATCGCTTTCAATAGCTCAGGAGGAGCCTCTTCAGCATTCAACCCAATAGTATCTAAAAGTATTGGAGTAAGACCTCCTAATATAGGAACACCTGCCCCTCCGAATACAAGAGCCTGTCCTCCAATTAATCTCCTCCGCTCCGGCCAAGTCAAGGTATCCCCTATCATTTTCTCATAGAAGCTAGTGTTAACCTTCTGGAACTGAGTAGGAACACTAATAAGACCCTTCTGGAATTTGGAACTATTCACCTTACTCATGTTAAGACGATACTCCTCAGCCCTAAAGACAATATCTTTAATGTCCGAATCAAGGAGTTTCTTGCCTGGATTTAGTTCTTTCCAGTGATTATACGCAGTAAAGAAGCTAACCCGAGAGTTAAACAGTTCGCCACTCTTATAGAACATATCGCCATTACCTACAACCCTTCTCCAAAGAGGGGCATCATAGGGAACATCATTCCATAGGCTCTGGTAGTCCAGACTTGAGTGAGTAGTTCCTTCTAGCATTCCACTCTTACGCCATGCAGCATAAGCGTCTTCATCTAAGAACCCTTGCTTTGCAATGTACTTAGTGAACTTAGCAAACTTAGCAGGATTATTGCTTATAGCTAAATCTGCAATACCTGCCCCTAGTACAGTAGGCATTGCCTTCATAGCATGTACAGGGTTTATGGATAACGCTACAAGGGCACCTGACCCCTGTATAAGGAGCTGTGCTGGGTTATACATACCTAACATTAAATGGAAAGTAAGACCTCTTGCAAGACCTGCCATAGACTCCTGAGAGGTTTCATGAAGCTGTCTAGACATCCACTTTCCGCCTAGCTTAGGATGCCCCTCAAAGATCTCGGCTAGCGATCTAAGCTTCGTAGCGAATGCCTCTTCTGCTTCTGTAGGAATGCCTGAAAGAAACTTTATCTGCCCATGACTATCCTTTAAGAACTCAGCAGCCTCACTTCCTGGCACTATCTTATGTATAGCGCTAGAGAAGTCACCTGTATAACTTGCAGGTATAGCTCTAAGATCTTTAGCATGGTTCAACCACCGCTGCTGGAGACCCATCCTATATACACTCATAGGCATATTCTTAGAGATGTTATTAACATAGCGCTGTAAGCTCTCTAATGCCCCTGCACGCTCTCCTTTCCTTCCTTCAAAGGGAAGGCCAAAGGGTATATCTGTACTCTTACGAGAACCTTTAAATAAGCCTCCTGAGAGGTTTAAATGTTCGGCTTCTATCTCAGAAGGAGACATCTCTTTATCGGCTAGCACCTTATATGTCTTACTGTCACCTAGAGACTCTACAAACGTATCTGCATCAGTCTTGTTATCGAAGTAGCGTACAGTGTTATACTGGTCTACATCTTTACCTGCAACCCTCTTGACTACTCTCTCTTTAGCGAAGTAGAAAGCATCCTTACGTATCTTAGGCATATAGCCTGTTCTACGATTAAGAATGCCTCTCGTTGCTTTAGACAGGTTCTCTCTTCTTACGAAGGCCCATTCTACATAATCATCCCCATCAGGAAGAAGTCCTTTATTGTCTCCTTTTACTAAGACAAAACCTTCGTCATACTTCTTAGCTAGATAGTCTCCCTTTAAAGCAGAAGAGTCAGCAAACTTATCTACAACACGCTTGCCTCCTTCAGCATTGTCTGTAGCTATCCAGTGGCTTCTTACATCTGATTGAGTGAAGCCTGCTTTTGCAGCAACTACATCATCATAGGCTTTTACAGGAAGTTCTTGCTCTCCCCATTTCAAAGACAAGATACCTCTGGCATTTCTATCGTTAACCAGTTCACTATCCTTGGCCCAGTACATGTGATCTACTACAGCACGCATACCCTGATAAGCCTCGAACTCTTCATCACTTAGTCCTCGCTTTTTAGCATCAGCTCTATCAAAGACCTTACCTACAAGCTGCATCTTATCATCTGTAAACTGATCACCTTCTTCAAGGAGAGCCTCTACCTTCTTTACAGACTTTTTGTTTAAGCCCTTCAAAGACTGCCTAATGGCTCCATCATAAAGAGAGCGTATCTTAGCCCCTTGGAACGTAGCCCACTCAGGAAGCCTTACAAGCTCTTTACCAGCTTCTTTGAAGCGATATAAGGGACTAGTTACGCTTTTACCTGCCTCTCTGTGACCGCTCTTAAAAGCTCCCTTCTTAGCGATATCATCTCTAGTGAAGCTTATTGGGGTGCTCTCTCTACGGATCAGCTTACCTTTGGAATCTACCACATCGTAGGTGAGATCAAAACCTAAATCATCCCTCTCTACAGCTCTGACTTCGGCAATACCTTCATAACCCTCATCGTATGCCTTCTCTGCACGATTCATTGCAGATTTCATTTCATCCTTAGTAAGCCCTAACCCAGGGTTATTGAACTTATCTATCTCATCAGTGAAAATAGCTATCTGTGCTTCTATTCGGCTCACTCCTTCTGTGACTTCAGGACTGGCTCCTGAGCCTTTTAACAGGTTAGGTGTATCAGCCATAGGGTCTAAGGTAGAAGCCGCTTCTAAAGGGGTTATACCTACTTCCGTAAGCTCTCCTCGTGAGCCTGCCTTAACCATGTCAGCAGTAGCCTCTAAGGCCTTCATCTTACGGGCCATACGTAAAGCATTAAAACCCCTCATAGCTCCTCTTAGGATCTTAGGGAAAGCTAGAATATAAGAAGCCTGATCACCTCTCTCTAGGGCATTCTCTATGTGAGACATGTCTTCATTGAAATCCCCTGAAAGTTTACCCAAAAGATCTACTAAGGCTAACCTGTTGTCTCCTTTTATCTCCGACCAAGAATCAATAATGTGGTCTATCAATTTAACTCTTAACTCAGGAGCCTCTGACATTATCTTATGAGTAAGACTACTAATGAACTGAGTAGTATCTACTAAATCATCTGCTTTGAAATCGGCCCCTATAAGTTCTGCCAAATCCGACATACGTAGGTTCTCCATAGGAGCTACTACATACCCTGCAAAATCAAGAGCGACATCTACCTTATCCATCTCGCCCCATACTTCAGCAGTTTTGCCTCTTACGTAATGCAACCAAGCAGCATCTTCTACCTCTTTCTCCGTATAATTAGCGGAGTTAGGGTGAGACATAATATAAAGTTTAGACTCTGCAAGGGCATCGTTGGCTGCATCCGAGATCCCTTGGAACCTCTTAGCCTCCTTCTCTGCGTCTATAGGCACCCCAGAAGAGACCTGAGCTGCTAACCGCTCCTCTTGCAATTTAAAGATATTATCTAAACTCTCCTCTATCCTTACCTCTCTATCCTTGTCATCGTAATTTGGATCAAGAGCCGTCTTCTCGAAGGCAATACGAGGATCTTCTCCTTTCTCAGAAGCACGTATTCCGTCATCTAAAGCATCGTTCTTCTTAACTGACTCATTAGGCAGTTTAGGGATAGCTTCGCTATATGTCTCTTCTTCTTCCGAATAAGGCTCTGAGTAAGCATCATCAAACTCTACATTTAACTCTTCT